AGATTGGTAAAAATAGGTATTGTTTAAAAAATTTGTAAGCGTTGCTGCCGTATAATTACCGTCAGGTATAAAAATATCGTAAAGAATTGAAATACCACTTAGATCAATAATCTCAAATTGGAATTTGTTATTATTTTTGGCAGCTGAAAAAACATACCAAGAACAAGGAGGCATCTCAATGGAAGATAATCGCATGGAAACAACATTGGAAATCTTGGACGGAAGTGTATAAAAAAAGTCAGTGGAACTACTAGCATAATAGTTTGTGCGAAAACAAGAGTTCAAATTCAAATAGGTAGTTTGGGTCATACGTTTTATCGAATTAATCGACCCAGAAGAAAGAGGATTATTATAGCTTTGCACAATGGGTAAAACATCTCTTTTACTTGCCTGTGTGTCCAAGATTTCTAATAGGCGAATGGAGGTTTTCTCTTCAAAATGGGGGACATGCAAAATCTTGGAAATATAGTCGGAAATTTCATCGAGATTCCGGGTTTTGATTTCGATTTGTTTGGTCTGACAAATATGATAGATATGTTCCAAGATTTTATAGATTTTCAAGAAAAAAAGATGGACTTCTTGGGAGTATTTTTGTCGGATTTGTTTCAAATGGCGATCCATCTTGGTTGCGTCGAATTTTTCCTTTTTCACATCATAGAGTTCGAGCATTTCCACATAGTTATAATTATCAATATCGAGGTCAAAATCGTTGGTAGCCATATGATCCTATTGATTTTATATTACAATAGGATCATAAAATAGAGTGGTCATTTCAACACATTTGGCCGCCAGAGTTCTTTTGGTGCCGATAACAATGGGTTTCGCCATTTTTGGGGCATCGTTGGCATGAGCGTCCATTGGCTAAAGTAAATCCGCAAATATAAAAGTACATTTGACCGCGGCGAATTTTGTTTCGATTCCATTCTCTCGATGCTTCATCAAAATCGATAACGACACTAGTCACATCCTTTGCATCTTGGCTTCGAGTTCTCATTTTGGGGATAATGTCCAAGATTTTGAACCATGTTGAAAAGGATCAATTTTTTCTATATTTTTCTCTATTTTTTGTATAATCCAATCCAACCAAATGGGAATATTTACACCGTAACATCTTGGTAAGGGCATCCGCACGAACAATATTATCACTTTTCAAGAGTTCGGCGCCTTCAAAGATGAGATCCTTTGTCTCCCGTATAATGTAGTCGGCCGCATTATACGCCTCCATAATGAGTTGAACAACCTCATCGTCAGTAATCGCCAAGTATTTCTCACTACGTGAGGGGTAAATGATGGTTTTACCCATACCGTAGAACATAATCATCTTTTCGGCGAGTTTCAGTGCCTCTTCGAAATCATTGATGGCGCCAGTAGTTACCGAAACATTATAAAATACCTCTTCCGCAATACGTCCCCCCAGTAAAATCATGAGATGTTCGAAGAGGGCTTCGCGAACAAAGATGGGTTGTTCGGAGGGTTCAAAAACGGTGTAGGCGGGGCTACGGGGAGCAGAAAGATTAATGACAACCTTGGACATCTTGGAATGATGTTTGGAAAAAAGGCCGACGACGGCGTGACCCAATTCATGAATAGCAATATGATCAATAATATCTGACGTGAATTGGTGAGTAGTTGGTTGCCACCCGACCATCATTTTATTCATTATCAGGTCAATATCATCTCCAGTAATCATTTCCCTGCCACATCGAATAGCGTTTAACATGGCTTCATTGACCAAGTTTTCAATTTGTGCTCCAGATAAACCGGTCGTCAAATCGACCAAATCCGAAAGAGAAATCTTGGCCTCATAGGGTTTTCCGTGAGTATGAATACGCAAAATGGCCTCGCGAGTTTTGGCATCTGGATTTGCAACAAAGATACGTTTATCAATACGTCCGGGTCTCAACAATGCTGGATCCAAAAGGTCAGCTCGATTGGTTGCACCCACGACAAAGATACCGGTATTGTTCTTGAATCCATCCATGGCGACCAAGAGTTCGTTCAAGGTATTATCACGCTCAGCACCTGAGGTTTCGCCCTCACCCGAACGGCGGCGCCCGAGAGCATCGATTTCATCGATAAAAACAATAACCGGTGCGTTTTTCTTAGCCAATTCAAACAATTCGCGAATACGCGCTGATCCGACACCGACGTATTTTTCTTGGAATTGGGCTCCTGAAACAGGAATAAAGGGAATACCGGCTTCGCCGGCTAGCGCCTTGGCAATGAGTGTCTTACCGTTACCTGGAGGGCCTTCAAAAATAATACCTTTGGGAACACGTACATTGAACTTGGCATATTTGGTATAATTGGCCAAGATATCGACACATTGAGCAAGTTCTGCCTTGATGTTTTCATAGCCACCTACATCGGAAAACTTGACGGGGTGATCGGTAATGACCTCGAAATTGTCCGATTTTTTTGCACGTTTGCGACCTCCGCCGCGTCGCTTGAATGATTCGAACGTTTCGTCCTCCTCTTCATCACTGCCTCCACCACCATTGATATCTTGGTCAAATCGAAAGGATCCTAATCCAGGAATACCGGTAATACCATTACGTCCAATGATGATACGAACTCGGGGTGTCGAATTGCTTCTGGAGACGGTGTCATTCAATGCCTCCAAAAAGTCTATCGATCTTGGATCGAGTCCAAGAATGGCGGCATCACGAATAGTATTATTATTGGAATTCAAACGTCTGCTATAATTTTCATAATATTTTTGAGAAAGAGGATATTTACGGTTTCGAAATTGAGGCTCGATCTCATCGTGGTTTTGGTGATTATTCATAAAAAAGGGGAGTTTTGCATGGGGAGACCAAGATTTTTGGAAAAAGGGTTGTCCAATCTTGGACAAAATAAGAAAGATACCTAGAAAAAAGGTTGAATGCACAAGGTATTTCATTATGGATAATGGATATATTAGGAAATCTTTACACTGTTTTTATTACCAAATAATATAAATTCATAATGAATCGCGTAGAACAAATGAAAAGGATCCGGGACGAAGGCATCGCTTTATTTGCCATGAAGAATATTGACTATGGTGATGCTTTTGCAAAATATGGTGTGATCGGACTCTTGATACGAATCGAGGATAAGATACAGCGATCCATAAGAATGGGGTGAATTTGGTAAATGACGAGGGGATACGAGATAAATTGTTGGATTTGCATAATTATGCGGCCATGGCACTGATGTTGTTGGACGAATAATCCACCAATCACTAGAGAAGATCTAAATATATTTGATCAAATAATTGATTGCGAGATAGGGTTGAACAATAGAAAAGGAATTGTCCAATCCGACACTACTGGTGGTAAATGTATGAGTATGTGATCCGGCAGATTGAACAGTAATATTTGCATAACCAGTGTTTGTTATAGGATATCTAGTATATAGACTGTTATCATAATCGGTAGAACTGCTACCAATATTATTGTTACGACCATTAGGACCATTAACTGGACCGTTATTTTCACAATAATATGCATCCTCAAAAAGATGATTATGACCAGAATCTGTTGCGGTATGGCTATGTGATCCGGCAGAATCGGTGGTTCCAGTGTGACTATGGCTCGGTAAATGACGGACTTCCAATGTAACGTTTTCACTACCCCGTTTTTGCGCTAAAGGATAACTTCCACTCGTTCCAATAATATTTCTACCTCGTAAATCAGGAAGAACAAAATTGCGGCTTGTATCTACGGCGGTTCCATAGGTATTACCAATGACTGCATACAGTTTTGCATAAGTAGTTTGAGAAACCTGGCTACCATCACAAAGTAACCAACCATCCGGTGCAACCGAACCGGCAAAAGAAATAAGCATACCGGTGGGCATATGTGAATTTACAAAAGATGTAGTAGCAATCGTTTGATCATAGGTATAATTGGAAACAGCTGCGCTTTGTATTTGCGTGTCAATATTAAGTTTTTTTAAAAGATCATCGTAAGTTATTGTTCCGGGCATTATTGATATATATATATATATCAATAAAATTGAAAAATATATCGTTGTTCCAAGAAAACGCATTATATGAAAAATGAACAAACCAAGAAACGTAGTAACTGTGATCGATAAATTACTAAAACACATTCCCTCCGATGAATACGATTTGATTCATGAAATAACAGAATATGGTTCATCTTTGTGGAACCAAGCGCCGGAGGCGCTTTGTACAAAAGCTTGTTGGATGCCACTAATGCATATATTGAATAAAAATATTCAGGATATTGACCAAGATTGGAAAATATCACTCGTTAAAATAGTGAATAATGAGTGAATTTATTTCTTGCCTTCAATACGATTCAATTGCTTACTTAATTCTTTGTGCCAAGGATAAAGAATCATTATTTGAAAAAGTAATGCGGTGTATGATTAGGTAGATCTGGTTTTATTTCCACATTATAAAATAAATTACGTATAAAACAATTTATTTTATTAGCATAATAGCGTTGAATAAAATATAATAAATCACTAAACAAAACAGTTATATTGAAAAAAAACAGATCTACCTAATGCGGTGGTTGAAACGCCAAGATTAAGGTCTATCCGTGTTTTTGTATCCGCAACGAAGGATAGGGATACAAAAATGTGGATTGCCTATATCCAAACAGACTCGTGAATAAATATATTTATGCACGAATAGAGATTAATTATGGGCAAATATCGGTAAAACATTGTAAAAAATAAATACCAGTTTTTATATTTTTTATTACTCAATCATAAAACCCACGCGCCAAATAAGGATGGCATCGATTTTTTCAATATCGATGGGTGATTCATAAGTAATATATTCATATTGAATTGATAATTGAACAATTTCGTCAAGATTATTTCTTTCAATATCGCCCAAGATTTCCTCTTTATTTTGGTAAATAATTTCCCAACCTCTTTTCAGTATTTGATTATACGTATGTCGATCGAATGAAATATAGAAATGATCCACACATGGCGATACATCATATTTATTTATAGGTTTATTGATGATAGAGTAAATTCTGCCATGATATTTGATTTCAGGTGATGTTCGATCATAAACAGTGACTTTTTTTCCTTGCCGAAAATGATGTGGTTGTTGAACAAGACGGAGATCCGATATTTTCATTATTATTTACATATTAATATGTTATTTATAATTCTATTTATGATCAATTTTACACAACAATATTATGGAAATAAAATATATCCACATAATATTATTCAAAATTGCGAAACATACCCATATTCTTAGACAAAGGGGCATATTCTTGGAATGATGCTCGATAATTTATTGGCGACCGAGATGGGATGATGATAAATCATATGGTGATCTCCAAATGTTCTATGTAACGATACATTTTTATTATTATCAAATAGTAGTTTTACATAGGGGATATAGATATCGTCATCCATACCTTCCAAGATATGGACACTTTTATCAAATCCCTGTATCTTCTCAAAAAGAGATGGTTTGAGAATACATTCGATAATGGTTTTACGTAAATCGGTCAAATTTTGACGAAATGCGAGTTTGGCCATTTCATTTGCAGCAGGTTCATTTACGTGGCGTGCAATAAAATGGTAATAAATCTTGGCCACATATTCTGATCCAAGAATACGGATGGCACACCCCCAGAGTAAATCCGCAAGAGGCCATATATTTTTCCATATTCGAATGAATATTTTACTGGTTTTCTTGGACAATTTGTCCCAAATAGGGCGATAGGATACCAAATTTCGATGCATCTTGGCGGACGTTTCAAGATCAATGAGGGAATTTGCAAAAGAATAGTTCAAACGGGTGAGGATTTCAGCAGGATTACATAAGATGACACGGTCTGTCGGTAAAAATTTGGTAAGAGACATGGCGATAAGACACCCCGTCGAAAACCCTATGATAATATATTTTACGGATCCAGAGGGGCGAATCTTGGCCAAGACATGGCGACATTCTTCTTCCAAGGTAAAACCATGATGTAGATTCATATTATGGACTTTGTATTGTGTTAATCGCTGGAGTTCTTGGCACATAGTTTTGGAATAATCGGGACTAGCACCGAATCCACTAATAAAAAGAATGATATGCATATATTTTACGACTATATCAATCACGATATAAATATTTATACCTTTTTATGATCTTTTTCCGATTTTTTGGTGTTTTTTATTGCATCTAGCAATTCATTTTCGCTAATATGTTTTTGATACTGAATAACGTTTTGAAAACATATATAGGTATCTTCATCGGACGATGCAAATTCCTCGTCCAAGATATATTTGGCGCAAAATTCCGCTGTTAAAACTTGTGTTTTCAATAAATTCCATAAAGAAAGCTTGGCGATGTTTTTTTCCAAGACGAAAATATCATATTTAACATATTCTAGACTGATATTATTGATTTGATCGTCGTTATTGAGCATTTTTGGGTGTTGTTTGTATTTTTCTTGGAATCAAATAAGCAAAACACCAAGAAAGGTATTCAATTTTATTTTATCAATTTATTGTAAGGATGGAAAAAGAATTTGTAACATTTGGATGTTGGAATAAAGGATTATGTGATAAAACAGAAGAACAATCCAAGAATGGTATGAGTGCAGTGATGAAAAAATTGGGTAAATATGTAGAAGAAAATAAAATAGAATTCTTGGCTATTTCGGGTGATAATTATTACCCGGAGAAGAAAGAAGATGCGACAGGAAAAAAAACCAAAACGTGGGATCAAAGTGAATTTGAATCGGGGTTTCAATGTTTGCCGCCAAATATAACTACTTATTTATTGATGGGTAACCATGATCTGGAATCGATAAAAATGATTGATAGTGAAAGTAAAGATAAACATTCTGAATGTCATACTGTCCAAGAAGAGGTGAAACAAGAGGGTGTAAAAATACGTAATTTTTACACATTATTTGGAGAAAGCACGATTGCGATTTTTATAGACACATCTATTTACAAAAGAATGAGTGAAGAAGATTTGCAATGTTATAAATGGTTTATGCGCAAAAATTTTGTAAATATACAGGAGGCTCAAAATCATCAATTACAAAAAGTCAAAACGTTGTTAAAAAAGAATGTAAAACCCTCCAAGTCCAAGATACGAAATATTGTTATTCTTGGACATCATCCTATTTTTGGAGCAAAAATGAAAAAGAGGGAAGAAATAAATGAAAAATTGGATGATACGGGATTAGAATTCTTTTTAAACATCCAGGCCTTTTTAGGTGGTTCAAGTAAATATAAATTTTACTATTTATGTGCCGATATTCATAATTATCAACATAGCGAAATTATTCTTGGAAATAAAGGAATGGAAATGAGTATTGAACAATATATTGTTGGAACTGGTGGGGCGGATCTGGATAAAGTGGTAGATCTTGGACAAGGTTCTCCAGGTTCCCATCTTGGACGAAAATTAATTTTATCACCGGGTATAATAAAAAGTGCTACTTTATTCGATTGTAAATCTCAATATGGATTTTTAGTTTGTAAAGATGTTCCTGAAAAATTAGAATTTACATTTCAACCCGCTGATTTTGAATACAAAAATACGATGGAAGGGGGGAGTAGAAGAACGAAAAAGAAAGGACGCCGTCCAAGAAAAACCGTAAAAAAATATCATTATAATATATAATGCCGTTTATTACTACTTATAGTGGGGCCGTAGAAATTCTATCGAAAATTGGTAGAGGAAAATGTGAAGGAACATGTAAGTCTTCTTGGATCCGTAATATAAAATATGCTTTGAAAACCAAGACGAACCCATTAGGTTTAAGTGAAAAACAACGTAAAAACCTGACCGAAAAAATAAAAAGCGTTTCTGGAAGAAATGCGGTCAATGAGCATAGTAAAACACTGAAAAAATACAAGGAACGAAAGTCTCCTCCCTATCCAGCAAATGAAAATTGTGGAAAAAAAATGAAAGGTAACGATGGAAATATGTATGAATCTAGACCGAATAAGAATAATGTATGCTCTTGGAAAAAAGTGTAGAAACAACGTTTAATCTCTATTCGTGCATAAATGTATTTATGCACGAGTCTGTTTGGATATAGGCAATCCACATTTTTGTATCCATTTGGATACAAAAACACGGATAGACCTTAATTCCTGAATACTATTTATGATAATATATGTATTAGCATAAATAAAAAACGATGATGTTTATTTCTTGGACTTGGTCTCTTTTTTAGACACAGAATCTATATTTACAAGAACATTTTGATTAGAATCCTTCTTTGATTCCATTTCCTTTTTTACTTGACAATACCTGTAATGCTGCATGAGAGATTTCTGGACAACCTTTTCGCAATACTTGCATATATTATCAGACTGAACTGCAGATGCTGATGCAAACTTGGACGATAAATATTTTTCAAGCGTGGGAATTTTTAATTCATTGATCGAAAAGGTCATTTTTTCATTGAAATCTCTGAGAAGTTTTACCAAATTACTCTTTTGATTCATATAATTAACGAATTCGCGGTTAATTGCATCGAGAGTGTCTTTATCGATAACACAATCATCTTCATGATTAAAGGTTTCGTCAATCTTGGACTTGAAATGCTCAACAATATCAATGGCGACCTTTATTTTATCCTTATCGAAATTCACCTCATGTAGATACAGTAAAACATTACCATTATTCAATTGTAGTTCGAAATTCTGCTTGTTGGCAATTCCTCTATGTTGTGCAAGCATAATACCGCAGCAATTTTGAATTTCACAGTCGCGAATGAATTTCTCGACATCCATTTTCGGAACATTCGTGCTACTATGGTCTTTATTCTCAATCAAAATCTTGGGTTTATCATTACGTATAAGCATTATATCTCCAGTTTCTTTCTGCTCGCCTCCCACATGATCAATTTGAGCACAAGGATAGAGCGCAAGCAGTATATTATAAACGATATGCTCTGAAACAGTGCCCTTGGTAATACCCTTTTCAAACTTCTTTAACATTTCCGAGACGCTTGCGTAAAGAGTTTGCTGCGTAGAGTTATTCAATGTAGAAATTTCTTTGATTTCATTCAACCTTCTCTCCGTTTCAACCAGACGGTTTTCAATTCTGGATTCAGATGAGGATAAGAGTGTGAGAAGTGTATTGTGCGATTGTCCCATAGATTGCGCAATATTATTTAAAAAATCATCCACTGCCTTTTTATCAAGTGATGATGACATGAGTTTATTTGTTTCGGACATTATAGATGTCTGAAATAATTGAAAGTGTGTATTGATATCCTTGGACATAACATCTTGGTTTCTTGGAATGAGATCAGATATCATGAGAGATGTCTTGTCCAAGAGCGCGCTATTATTTTCTTTGATAAGGGGTGCAATATGTTCTGCATTATTCAAGCTTAATATTTGTTTCAGGTTATCAATATATTCCTTTCTATAGTCATTCAACTTGAGTTCAAGTGAAGACGAGATATCGCGCTGACACTTAGATACCGACGATGTAATACTCTCAATCTTGGAATCGATACTATTAAATTTGTCTAATAGCGTCGAAGCCATATTGGAATTCACTGATGTGTCGAGATCAAGCTGGAGTTTTTTTAATATATTCACGAACATGATGTTCATTTGTTCAAAATCTAGGCCGGATTTTTCATAAAATTCGAACACATCTTGGTTAGTTAGTGTGAGCTGAAAAGATTTTTCCATGATATATTCTCAGACACGGTGTCTTTAAGTCATAATTAGGTTTTCTAATTTGATCTAAATAGGACCTAGTAGAACCTAACTAGACCAAAATAGG